GAGTTCTTCGTTTAATTCCTCTCTATAAGTTGCATCTATTAAATAAACCTCTTTCTTTTTAAACTTCTCAGCAAGATGAAAATAGCATTGACTTTTCAAGTTACTAAAGTTCTGCTTAGAGCCTTCTACTTTAACCGGGGTAGAGTTGTTTACAAAGCTTTTACATCTTAACTGGTCGACTACTCCTCCTCCGATTCCGTCGGCATCTGCTATAACTCTAGACATAGGTATATAATGCTCGTTAGCTAATTTTCTTATCTCTTGCGACGTTTGAACTGTATCATACTTATCTAGCTTAATCAGCTTCTCTAATCTCCAGCCATTCCATAAGCCTATTACCGTGCTATCCTTCCCGAATCTAGCTATATCCGCAGTAATATACTTTTCTCCTCCTACTACAAATTCGTTAGTATAAGCGTCAATAATATTTTCAAACGGGAATAGTTTAGATAAATCATCATCATACTGCCAGTTACCGTATAAAAGTCTTTGCTTAGAAGCTTCGTCTAATCTTTTTAACGACTCAATATAAGAAGGGTGCAAGTGTTTATTATCTGTAGCTAACGCCTGAATAAACTTTCTATGTGGAGGTAAACGGTTTTCTACACTAGGTTTGAAAAAAGAATTGTATACCCAGTTTTTAGCCGGGTTACAAGTCATTAATATTTTAGGCGTAAGATTATACTCATTCAGTTTATATCTAATCCTAGAAACTACAATATTCTTAGCTTTTTCTACCACTTGGTTAGCTTCGTCAATCATAGCGCCAGTAATCTCTAAAGAACCTAGACTATCAAAATTAGGGTCACTAGGATACAGAAACAAATCCTTTAATATTATCTGAGACTTATTCTTAAAAGTTATTGTTTTCTCGTTAGCATTGTAATTGTATTCCGAATCTATACCTAGCATACCCGTGACATCAAAGAACGAGTTAAGAGTAGTTTTTTTAAGAGCATCTAACTTAGAACGTCCCATAAGCCAACGAGTACCGGGATATTTTATACAATTATGTATAATCCAAAGAACGCCAAAGAAGGATTTACCCCCTCCAGCACTTCCTCCGTATAAAACCTCTATAGTCTCTTTATCATTAAGATATTTAAAGGCTCTAGATTGCTTCTTGGTTAGTTTAATATTACTCTTCACCATTAGTTCTACTTAATCTAAACTTACCGTACATATACCTACAAGACTTAGTATACCTAATAGCGAAAGGCATTAACTCGCGCTTAGTTCTAAGTTCTTTTCTTTTTCGTCTGTTTTCTTCTAGTATTTTATTCCTCATCTTCGTCTGAATCCTCGATTCCTATATTAATTTGTATTCTTTCTCCTTCGCTAGTTACGTCTTTTCTATCTGGTTCATTTACCCCGGTTAACTTAGCCATATCCGCAAGAATCTTTCTAGCTACTTCTTTTTCATCGTCTTTAATAGCTTTCTTATAAAGCTCGAATAGTCTAGCGTGGTGACTTTCAAAGATAGACTCCCTATCCTTAGAGTACTTATCTTCTATAGCGTCTTTAGCTTTCCTCCAATAAATGTCCGACTGTCTAGATTCTATATTATAAACGTCTTTACAGTAAATTACCCATTCAGCTCTACTAGTGTTATCGCATAATAACATCTCTATAGCTTTATTTACCCTCTTTTCGGACTCTCTTGCGTCCGCTATTTTTCTTTTATTATTATCACTTTTCATACTTTAATATACGATTTATACGTTAAATAAAAATACTTTCGGTTTGCTATCGTCTTGAATTACATCGAGATGGCACCACGAAATAGGCTTACCTTTTAGTAGGTTCTCTAGTCTTAGGTTACAAGGAAATAACTCCGAGTTAGCTACTATCCATTCTCTAACCTCTATAGCTGTCATTCCTTCTACGTCGAAGTCTACAGCCTTACCTAAACAATGAGCAGATAAATAAGCTTTAGTCTTTTTCTTAACCATAGGACTATTATTATGTCTAAGTCCTCTCTGTGAGAACTGACCACCCCAAGCCCAGTTATTAACGGTAATAGGTTTCCTAAGGTTTCTTCGGATAATTAATAAACAGTCTAATAGTTTATCATCTAAGAACCTCCAAGCTCCGTTACCGAATCTATTAAATACTTCTTCGTCTACAAGTTCTCTAATAGAGAAGTAGTCTTTTATTGTTTTACTCATTTTTATATTTTTTTAAATTAGTTCGCATTAAAACGCTCTTTAACGGTCAGCAAGTAGAATTAAAACTCTACTCGCTTTGGCGTTGTAGCACATACGCTCACTCGCTATCTGCATCTAACCAAGTTAGGTTACTTACTTTGGTTACTTCGCCAATATAGTCGCCAATTTCATTTGAGTGTACTATCAACTCTCTATTGCCAATCAATATTTCATTTTCAGCCCACATACGTTCTTCATCGTCTTTGTGGTTAATAAACGTATTACCTAAATCAATTTCTATTGTCATTCTTACTTTCATTCCGTTCGCTTTACGATGCTACAACAACAGCTAAAATGAATAGCCTTTGCAGCATCAGGTTAATAATTCAAATTTTCGTTGGTCGGCTACTGCATTTTAGCCAAACCGTTACCATTTACCTCGTGGGCATTTAAACATCTTAAACCTAGCCTTTACGTTAATAATGCACCCGCACGTCGGATAACGTCCTTTAGTAGACTTACCTAATTCTCCGCAAGTATAGATTGGTCCTGATTGCTTCTTAGTAGCCGGGCATTCTAAACATATCGCTTTTCTAGTTTCGTAATCGTTAGATACCTCTACCCTTTTAGGTAATCCGTACTTAATTACTAAGTCGTTTAACATAGATACGTAACAAGAGCTACACGTTCTACTCTGATAGTAAGAACTACTCTTTTTAAATATCTCTTTATGTATTTCTGTTAATTCTTTTTTATTAACCGCGTTAAGACTTCGGTAGGGATAACCTACCGAGTCTAATAATTTTATAAATCTATCTCTCATATTAAAATAATGTTAATTCATTTGCTTGCTGAACTGCTGCTTCGTGGTTCTTTTTATTTATTGCGAAGTAGCTTTCTTTTAACTCAATACTAATAGACTTTCTATTCATTTTAATAGCTTGGAATCCTTCAGAACCAATACCTCCAAATGGACTTAAAACTGTTTCTCCCTCGTTAGAGTAAAGATGAATAATTCTTTCAATAGTATCAAGTTGTAAAGGGCATATGTGCTTTTCATCGTTAGAATCTCTTGCAGTAGTATATTGCAACGTTCTTTTATAGTCAACATCATACCAAACTGGAGAAGCATATTTTTGCCATAAATCAACTGGTAAATAATCAGGTTTTGAAGGGTCTGTATCCTGATGTGTTATAGGTGTTATATTATCTCCTTCGTTTCTGAAGAATAAAATATAATCAGGAATACCTACTCTTGACATTACAGAATCCTTTTTAATTGTCTTGTGTAGCAATCCTAAAGCTTTTGTTCTTTGCATTTCAGTTACTGGATTCTTCCATACTGTAACTCTTGAATGATATATAAATCCTTCATCTTTGAACCATTCTGCCAACATTCCAGAAAAGTCACGAAGCCCGATAAAACCTTCCTTACCTTTTTGAATTGGTAAATCCATACAATGTACCGCACATATCCTACCCGGTTTTAAAACTCTTTTAAGTTGAGGTATTAAGTATTTAAAATGGTCTTTAAATTGATTATAGTCTGAGACATTACCCATATCCTCAGTTTTATCTGAATAAACATAAAGCTCTGCGAATGGAGGAGAAAATACAACTAAATCAGCTGAATTATCATCTAACTTTGATGTTTCTTGTACGCAATCACCATTTAAAATATGGTAGTTATCTGTTTTAATTTCTTTATTGTCAATCATAAATTTAGATTTATTGGTTTTATAGTTTGTTTGTGCTGAGTATTTAGCCATTTCGCTTATCATTTGCTTATGTTTAGATTCTTTTTCTAAGATAGACTTTCTAACATTAGCTTGTGATTCAGGGACTAATAAATGAACTGTTACTTTGTTTTTTTGCCCGAATCTGTAAGACCTTCTAACCGCTTGATAAAAAGCTTCAAATTTAAAATCATAAGAAGTAAATATCATATTACTGCATTGCTGATAATTCATTCCAAATGAAGCAATAGAAGTTTTAGTAATAAGGTTTTGAAAATCCTTTTTTGCAAAACCATTAAGATTCTTTGCTTTTACTTCTGGTTTATCAGACCCTTGAACGTTAATTGAATCTTTTAAGGCTTTGTTTAGCTCGTTAGCTTCATCATTCTTTAAAGTCCAAACAATAAACTGTTCATCTGAATTATTAACTATATCAATAGTTTTTTGAATCCTTTTATCAAATGACCTTTTTAAATCCCTGTGTAGGTCTGTTGCACTTACTGCTACATCTCCAAATAAAGTATTCGTATTATTTTCAACTGGTATAATATGCTCGATATACTCTATTTCAGGTAAATCATATCCGTTATGATTGAAGCCTAAAGTCGAAGGATTATCAACTGAAATAGACCAAGTACATACGTATTTCCAGAAATTATCTTTAGCGTGCTTTCTCAATCTCCATTTAGAAGTTTCTCCTCCATCGTGAACGAAAAACATAGCTAACATTTCTAAATAAGACATAGCCCCTAAGAACTCACTATGTTGTCCTAACTCCATATGGTCGTTAGGTGATGGCGTTGCGGTACAAGCTAACTTATATGGCGTTTCTTTAAAAGTGTTAATTATAAGGCTTGACAATTTACCATCTCTACCTTTTAAAATACTAGATTCATCTAAAACAACTCCAGAATAAACACTTGTATCAATGTTTTTTAATTGCTCATAGTTTGATATGTCAAATGAATCTGTATTAACACCGAATTTTAAGGCTTCATCTTTAGTTTGTTCTACTACTGCTAAAGGTGCTAATACTAATACTTTTTTACCTGTGTATTGATAAACTGCATCAGCCCAACTTAACTGCATTAAAGTTTTACCTAAACCACAATCAGCAAATACTGCAAATCTACCCTTATTTAAAGCAGTGTTAACAATGTATTCTTGAAAGTCGAATAAGTTTTTGTTTAAAGTTATACCTTCTGATTCTGGATTGAAACCAGAAGATATAAAGTTCTTTTCTTTACTCTTTAAAAAATCTTCGTAATTC